TTCATCCTTAAGCTTTAAGTAGAAGGTGTTTTTAGACACACTACCATCTGCATACATAAGTCCAAGAAAATAAGCCTTATCTTCCGTATCTATAGATTTAAAATAAGATTCATCTACATAAAGTTTTTCTCTACTAGATTTTCTCCTCTTACTATAGTCTCTATTTATACTAATTCCAGCTTTTCTAAGTCTCTTACTGATATTTGCTGTGCAACAATTTAATTTCTCTGCTATAATACCTATATTATTATAAGTATTATACAATTCTACAATTTCCTCTAATTTAATATTCTTTCTCTGCATGATTTATTATTAATTAAGTTATCATGCAACAAAGGTAAGTATAATTTTTAATATTTCCAAATGTTTATCGAACATACATCTGACTGGTATGCCATTGTATACAGCCTTGAACTTAAGTTGAAATACCTTCTCAAACCTTCTGTCAAATGGATTGATAAAGAAGTACCCTTTGGTATAGGGGTTATTCTTAAGTTCATTCACACAGTTCATTGCATCATCATAGTCTTTCTGAGATAGTATCTCCTTATCACCAGCTAATGCCAGCAGACTATAATAATCAGCACACTTTGTTCTAATGTTCTTAAGCTTGGCTTCATTCCCCCAGTTAGGCTGATAGTTAATTGCATACATAAGAATGTCCTCATCTGCAATCATATCAATGCTTCTGCACTCATTACTGAATGCATTATACAAAGCCTTAGTCATTCCAACAAGTACCTCTGACAGTTGAGGAAACTCACACACAATAAACCTTTGCTTAAATGCTTCTGGTCCATCTGTCAATATGGTATCAACTGCACTGCCAAACCTTAAGGCAGGTGATTCTATCTTATCAAACAGGCTACCTAGCTTCCTGAATCCCTCTCTATCAAATCTTGACAATGTGGAATAACTGTAAGCTGGGTCTGCTCTGTATTCTAACTCAGAGACTTGCCATGATATATCTATAATACTCTTTCTAGTCTTCATAAGCTCCTAATATAACATCATAGTTATAGGCGTCACTAGGTATATCCAGCTGGTCTACATACTCATCTACTGATGCTTTGAGTTCTCTTAGTGTATCCAAATCAACCTTAGCATACTTCTCACTAGGGTTAATACTGACTACACTTCTCTTTGTTCTGATAATAGCTGAATCTACAAGTTCCTTTAACGATTCAAAGTCCCTGACATCTATAAACCTGACTGCTAAATTGTCATCTCCTTCAGGCAGATGATGTACTAACCCCTTTATCTTCTCTACTGTTACCATAGTCCTTGATTATTGTTATAGCTTCCAACAGTTGCTTCTTAGTAAATATCTCAAATAATAAGTACCTGTCCTTATCTGGTTGCTTCTCCAAGTACTCTCTAAGCAGTTTGAGCTTATATGGGAATACATCATTCTCCTTCCCCTTAGCTTCTATGATGACCTTCACTCCCTTATATTCTAGATAGAAGTCAGGAGTCAGCTTTATATCAATCAACTTCTTCAGGTTGAGTACGTGTTGCTTCTTCTTGTTTCTTGTATAAAAAGGCACTGTTGGTCTGAACCCCTTCCATAGTATATAGGTATTAGCTTCATACTTAGGCTCAAGCCCTTCCTGAAGTAAGGTCTTATATACCATTACCTCAAGAAGTGACTTGAATTGAATACCATTATACTCATAGGGAGTTGCATTCCTCACTTTTTTATTTTCTGCCATACATTTTCTTCATAAATGGCTTCATGATATGTTTGGCTGCCTTAGCATCATCAAGTGTTCTGAAAGCAGCAAAGTTCTTGAAGTTCTTAATTCTGTTCAAGTCCTTAACCTTCTTGATTTCACCATCAGTCATACTGATAGTCCATATCTCCTTGCTTCTCTCAATGTGGTCTGGGTACTTCTCATCAAGCACAATAGCAACCTCTCTCAAAATGATACTACAAGCTGCTGCTGGATAGATATCAATGAGGTTTGCAATATACTTGTCAAGGTTCTCATACTTCCAACCAATTCTCTCTGCAAGGTGATCTAAGTAATACTCAATGTCAGTGTGAGTACCACCAACAAGGTCAACTCCTGTGCAATGTTTAACACCATCAGCAATAGCATCAGGCATCTCAGCTGTAACCTCCAACTCAACTTCTCTGAAACCTTCTTTAGGATGATACTGCAATGCTTTAACTTTATCACCTACTGCTAAAGTATAACTACCTGCTCCAAATACTAACTTCTCCATAATGTTTATTATTTATTATTTGTACTCTTGGAACCACTGTATTGGTTCTCCATATTTGTCTTTAGTTAACTTACTCACATCTTTAAAGACTGTAGATGGCATCCTCTTTCCTATTCTAGCATAGTAGGCTGGATGCTGTTCCTCAAGAATGATATTGAATCTACCATTGATATATGGTTTGAATGTCCTTGTTTGTGTACCAAACAACACATAGATAATACCATTATTCCACTCTGATAGGTTATGAAGAAGACTGCTTATAAAGGGTCTCCATAACATAGTATGACTACCAACCTTATTCATCTCTACTGTCAGTGCTGAATTTATCATTAGCACTCCCTGCTTTGCCCAACTCTCTAAAGTCTGGTCAAAGATAACACTATTATGTGGAATATCAAAATCAATGCTAGCCTCCTTAACAATTCTTAGTGAAGGAGACAAGTTATCTTCACTTGTCTCTTTCCTATTACCAAACAAGACACCTGTTGCCACATTCTTCTGTGGATAAAGGTCTTGCCCTATCATAACTACCTTCAAGCTATTATATGGACACAGTTCAAATGCTCTGAATACATCAGGCAGATTAGGACATATAGGCACTTTCATATTGCCTATAGCATTAGTCACCTTATATAATTCAGTATCACTTATAACTCTCATCCAGCCACCAAAGTATTCATTTAGTGTCATAGATTCAGGTTATCCAGAACATTATCTATATGTTCATTAAGGTGAGCATTGAGACTAATGTTAAGGTCTTCATCTTCAGGTTCCATAACTTTATGTACAAAGTGACTCAAGTCTCTTACAACAACCTCAGTTGTAAAGTTCTCTACAACACATCTAGGTGTTACAATAGGTATCACTTTACTTGGGTCCTCTATGATCATAGGTATCACCTTTTTCTTAATAGCTTTGTACATTATATCATCTTCCCTGAGCATTACATCAGTACTAACATACAACACTCCTTTCTTATATGTGAACTTATTCATACCTGCATCATATCTGCCCTTAAGAACATACACATATAATGGATTAAAGTCTTTATCAAGCATTAACCCAGTTGTTCCCCAATAAGGTCCTCCTTTATGGTTATTAACACCTCTAAGACCATACTGAAAACTAGATGTGTTAAGCTTTCTTATAGCAGATTCAGCAGTTCTGGTAGGTCTGTCAGTTATTTGGGTAGGCAGTAAGTTGCATACAAACATACTAACATCTCTTATAGACCTTCTCTCTACCATATTTCTCATGCAGATAGGTATCTCAATGTTCTCCCTATCCTGCAAGTCAGCTATTAGAGTTCTATTAAACATAGCACCTCCATACCCATTTAAACTGTGAGAATATCGTATATTATCAGGTAGGTAAAAAGAACTACACAAAGGTCCTAGGAAGTCATACTCTAAGTATTTACTTATCTTAGTCATTATTTCTCAACTTTAAAATACATAGTACTTGCATCATAAGAGGTCATAAATGGTACATCTCTTGGGAAGATTGGATCACACTGGTTAGCTACATGATTAACAAATATATTAACCATAACAGAGCCAATCATATTAGCCATAAATGTAGTCTGTTTGTAACTACATAATGTTTCCTCAGCTTCTTCATCTGCAAATAACCACTCTTCCTCATACCTTTCCATAGCCTCTTTATTATCTCCAGTAATAGCAAACACCTGAAACTCCTCTGCTGCTAATCTACCATCAATAAATAATAGATGACTGGCATCCAAATTCCTTTGATCATATTCTTGAACTCTATATAACCAAGATTCATAGAACACCTTTCTAGCTTCCATGTTGTCAAAACCACATATCATGATATTCTCTTTTACAGAGGCAGACTCATATTTTCTAGCTCTTGCAATACCATTATAGAAACCTGAGTATAACTGCATCATATTATATATAGCAGTAGCCTTAAAATCACCAATGTTGTTATTACTATATAACTGACCTGACATATTAACAGTTTCAACTATATCAGGGTCATACATATAGATTGCATTTGGTTTCAGTCTACTAAGAAGGAATGCAACATAGCTGCCAATACCTCCTAACCCTGCCAACACAATTCTCTGTTCTCTGACTTTATCATACCACTCAGCAGAACTAAATCTGCTAGTAGACTCATCCACCAGAAGAGTATTAGGGTTAACAGGGATAGTGGTAACAGGTTCAGAGACTGGACTTTCAGTTATGATATCTTCAACAGGCTGAATAGTATCTGCATCATCTAGTTCAGCTAATACTTCATCAAGCACTGAAGCTATATCCTCAGGTAACAAGTCATCACCATATGGGTTCTCAGCAGCCTCAACAGTAGGCACTTCTTCATCCTCATTTCCAGATGCCTCCATAGCTAATCTCTCAATAGGTGAAGGACCTGCTGACACTGCTTCTAATGCTGCTTCAAACTCTTCAATAGATATTCTTCTACTATCTTCACTTTCCATATCAAATCACATAATTTTCAAGATGACCAATCATAGACAACACATACTCATTTGCAGGTAACTTAGCCAGTTCATCTGACAATGCATTAGCCAGCAAAGCTGCCTGAGTATCATCATCTACATTCAAATAAGTCTCAGTATAATATACAATGAACTCTACATGAGATGCAACCCAAGCCTCAAACAATGCTATGTCTGGGAATCTTGCTTTGTACTTCTCAACCATAGCTTCAGATATTTCCTCAAGAGTACCATCAAGTGTCTCAGTTATACTGCCAGAGAGTAACTCCCTAGCTGCTTTCATGAGTATGTCTTCTGGTATTACATAGGCAGAGTAGTCAACAGAGAGAGGTTCTTCTTCAATCTCCTGCTCTTTCTCAACAGGTGGTACTACCTCAGCTGCTGTTTTAACTGATACTACATTACCCCTTCCAACAGTAGCTTGATATGCAGGAGCAGTTGCAGGAATTTTTCTTTCAGCAGGCCATGTATAAGGGTCATCATCCCTGTACCTCCCATAACCAGCATATCCCCCATAGCTACCATTGCCATAAGTACCACCATAAGTAGTAGCAGGTATAGCCTTCTTAGCTGCTTCTGCCTTCTGTCTTTGAACTTCTTCAATTCTTTGACTAAGCTCAAGATAGGGATTAGGCAATTGAGGTCTCTGTACATTCAGCATGAAGGATTCAAGTCTCTTTCTCTTGAATGTATAGCTGATTGGCTGATTGGCTTCCTTTTCATTGAAGGTAGTGAACTTAGCAGAACCTGTTGCTATCATCTCTTCTTCTACAACTCTTGTAATAGCTGCTTGGTATGTACCTTTAGTATCAATGATGAGTGATAAGAAGTGAGTTCTGTCACTTCCTTCTTCTCTAAGAGTGGCATCATCAGTTCCACTAAAGAATGCCCCCATAGTATGATGAGAGTGCATCAATCCCTGATATACATTCTCATCAAGAAGTTCAGGGTTTTCAACCATATATGCAACTACATCAGGAGACATATTAAACTCAGTATAAGTACTGGTTCCAATGTCCTGTAAGAGGAAGTCAAATGCAGTTACTTCAAGGTTCATCTCCTCAAATGAACCAGTAACTCTATAGAACAGAGTACCTGAATACTCAGTGTTTGGGAATCTATCAAGATAGTATCTTATCTTTCTTTCAAGTTCCTCTGTTACAGTCAGTTTAAATGTACTTGATCTTTTTATAAACTCCAATAGTTTGGGTTTCTGTATTACTGTTTCCATATTCAAAATTTATTACTTGCAGGATAGTTCTATATAACCACTCTGCTACTACAACATTAATAAAACTAGAAAGATTGTTATCTTCTCTCACCTCTTCCCATTTAATATGTATTCTTACATCCTCACCTTTAAATGTACATACATAAGCACCCTCATAGTTTGCATATGCCTCAGGTGTAGTAGAGTTATCATACTTTAAAGTACCTGATTCTATAATACCTCTCCTTAACAAGTTCTGTCTTAACAGATCAGCATAAGTCTCACTCACCTCTCCAGCAGCAAACTTCATGTTATACCACTCAATGAACTCATTACTAATAAACACTACCCATTCAATAAATGTAGTAGATATTCCATAGTGATAGCCATTGAAGTCAAACTTAAGTTTGTTTCTAGAGATAAGCCATGTTACAAACTCCTTCACTCTTGCATTGTTGAATGCATTAAAGTGGAGTAGATTGCCCTCAGTTAAAGATAAGTTCCAGGTAGATTCACCTACCCTTAGCTCTTTTGAACCTACTCTCTCCATTCTGTGATAAGGTCCTCCATCAATAGACTCAACCTGAACATACTTACTTAACTCAAAGCAGAATAGTTGCCATCTGAGTTCATCAAAGTCTTCAGTTCTTAATGTTAGAATGGTGTCTCTGATAGGTCCTTCTCCTAAACATGGGTTCTGAAATTCCTTGAAGTCATAAGTAGGTATATCACTTACATGGCTATGCATATAGTTGCTGTTCATCTGAGGTACATCATACTCAGCTCTATTAAGAGTAAAGGCTCCCACCAACCTACCTAATGCATTAACTTTGACTTTAGCATAAAGCTCCCATATATCTATGGATTGGTCATACTCATTAGTGATTGTAACCTTAGGGAATCTGACCAGTATGAATGCATTAAGATCACTAGAGCCTAAGATAGTGCCATCTTCATATGACTGCATTAGGTTATCAGTTTCATAGCCATTTGCAAAGTAAGTAGCATACTCTTCCCTGTCTGGCTTCATCTGTATATCAACAAGCTCTTCACCATAGAACTCACAGAAGATTCTAAATACCTCCAAAGGCTTCTCTATCAGCCTGTCATAGTGCTTATTGATAATCTCACTTCTATCTACTTCTTCCATTTACTTGCAAAAAAAAAGAGGCTGATGATTACTCACCAACCTCTTGTTATTACTTGAAATTATCCTCTCACAAATAAGAACATATCATCAATTTCTGATGAAGAAATGCCTTCTTCTTTAGGAGTAGCTGCTTCAGATTCACCACAGCCACCATGACCATTTCTGTCATCAGCACCATTTGCAAGTTCATCTGCTTTGTCTGCAAGACTGCCATAGTCTTCATACAACTCATCTTCATCTCTCAGAGTCTCAATCAACTCATGCAGAAGTTTTCTTGCTTCAATATCAACCCCAGCAACAACAGCAGAAGTGATATCAGCCTGAGAAGGAGCCTCATCTACAGGGAGTGCTTCAGCTTTAGTCTTATTAGCTTTAGCTGATTTAGGTTTGTTCTCTTTGTTATCTATCTCTTCCAGGAATGCAGTAAGTTCTTTAGTACTTACCTGAGTTGCATTCTTCTTGAATTTCTCCATAACTGCTTTGCCAAGACCCCTTGCTTTGATTTCAGCAAGGACACTTGATCTCTCAGCACCAAGAGCTCCACTCTTGATCTTCTTGTTCTCAGGAGTCAACATGAACACCAGTTCATTAGTTGTACTTGCAGGAGTTGTGCCTTTAGCAGGTACAGGAACATTAGTTGGCAACACTGACTGATCATCTTTCAGCTCAGTTCTGGTTCTACCTTCATAGAATGCCATACCTGATGTCATGATACCAGCATCATTCATTTCTCTCTTCAGCTGACCAAGGGTTTCTGCTGTTGACATGATTGTTTTCTGAGATGACTTGTTGTTAAGAACTACAGTAATTTTTCTAGCTTCCATAATCTTTAAATTTTAAAATGGGATGTTTTTTAATGTTATTTCCTCTCCACTTATAAGGCTGAGAATCACCTCTTTGAACTTATCCTTATCTTGCAGGAGCTTGAATAAGTCAGATACATCTTTTGCTCCATAGTCTGGCAATACTAAGTTAGTGAATCCAGTAGACTCTGATAGTTTCAGTGCGTCTTGCACCCCAGCTTCATCATTATCCAGTAGTATATAAATCTCTTTATACCTCCTCCTCAATTCACTAACTGCTGTATCACTCATACCATAACCTTCTCCTTGAATTGCTATACATGGTATCCCTGTATTAGCCCATATACATAAAGCATCCTTCATAGATGAACAGATTATTATTCTATCACCTTCTTCTGGTACTTTAGTCCACAGACTAATGACTGACCTGTCATGTTTGTTACTCCATTTATACCCTTTAGTATTGAATGGCTGGTATACCTTCAAAGTAACCTTGCCTTCTTTCCTCTCTACATAAGCATAGGCATACTTATCTGCAACAAACACATATCTGTTACTACCCTTAATTACAATCTTATGTGATATAGGATATATATCAGCATATCTGAGCCAGTCAATTGATATACCAAATGATTCCCAGTATTCTATATCATGCTTCATCCAATCTCTCACTTTACATTCAAGAATGGTATCTACACTATAGTTTCTAGTATCACATGGTCCTCTCATCTTATTAGATTTGATACCAGTAGTGGCTATATTAGGCAAGTCCTCCCAAATCCTGTCTAAGACTTCTTTGTAACTTACTCCCCAATATTCTCCTAACATATCCCAAAGTCCCCCACTAAGGTTCTTAGCCAAGTCCTTCCAGTGTATTCTGACACCATCAGTACTATAGATACCAAAGGATGGTTTTCTATCTACTCTTAAAGGACTGGATATAATACAAGGAATATCACTCACACCAAAATAATGATAGAGTATATCAAACTCACTTACTTTACTGAGTATATCACTTAGGGTTACACTAGACAAGCCACTACTAATTGCCATATATCAATTCAATTACAGGTTATTACTTATTTTGCCCAAGGCCAGGGTACATTGCCAGCAGGAGCTGCTCCACCTTGTGCAGGTGTTGAAGGTGCTCCAAATGGCAGGTCATTTGCAGGTGTACTGAAGTCAGTAGACTCTACTTTGTACTCATGCAGGGGTTCAACACTAAACTCAGTTGTTACATATGCACCATTCTCTTTTCTACTCTGAATCTCTTCATCCAGTTTACTGTAATCAGTGATTACATTCTTCAGGAACTTCTGAGTATATACAGTCTGATACATCTTGTTATCATCTGTAGTCTTCACACCAAATGCAGCCTTAACCAAGTTACTTGGCTGAAGTTTCAGCACATTCTCCAACTCCTTGAAATCACCCTTGAAGTAGTCCTTGATATTATCAAGCCTTGCAAGAGCATCATCAAGGTTAGGGAGTGTCTTAGTGATCTGTTCACCAGTGTTCTGATCCTTATAAGAATAAGAAGGACTTGGAATGTTCAGATACTTCTTGATGAAGTCAGTCAGGAACTCCTCACCAATGAATGCAGGTCTGTAATCCTTATCAAGGTTAGCAGGACCATTAGCATACTGAGGAATAGCATGAGCTCTTGCTTCTTCAAGAGTAGGCCATGCAAACTGACCATACTTGTCAACAACCTGAACTTTAGTCTTGTCCTTGTTGTATCTGAAGGCATCAACAATGTAGAAGCTAATCTTAGTCTTCATTTCAATGCCATTGTTCTTAGCTGGATCAGTGATTACAAGGAAGTCAATCTTCACTTGTGGAGTCTTCACTTTGTCCTCTCCAACTTCAGTCTCACCTATATACACAGGTTCCTCTGTTACATTGTCAGAGCCATAGAATGCATTCAGCTGAGCCATGTTAGGATTAACTGCTGTCACATACACAGCACCCACTCCCAGATAGAACTTTCTGGTATTCTCTGTAGACTCTCTACCACCTGCAACAGCCATCATTACAGCTGCACCTTTATCAATTCTCTTCATGTTATACTATATTACAAATGTTTTCAATTATACTTCAAATGGGAGACCATTAATGTCTTTAGGTTCCAATCCAAATGGATTAGCAGGAGCCTCTGGCTTCTCTTCAGTTACTTCTTCAACTGTCTCTGGAGTTTCCTCAACAGGTGCGTCTTCCTTCAAAGTTTCTGCAAGTTCAGCACCTTGTTCCTTTGCTAAAGCCAAGTCCATTTCACCACTGAGCACTTGCTCTGAAGTGAATCCACCAGTCAACTCAATGATAGGAGCTTCATACTTCTCAATGACTACATTGATAGTATCCAACTCTTTCTGAAGCACAGCAATCTTCTCTTCCAGTCTGTTCTTCTTCACTCTGAACTGCTGTACACTCTTTGCAGTTCTCTTGCAGTTTGCAAGTTCAAATCTTGATAATTCTTTCATGTTTTCTATAATTAAAATATTGATAACACCCTATTAGGTGTCTTCCTTAAGTCATACAATATGTTGACATTGTGTTCTTTGCTCAGTACCTCTAAAGCATCAAGGAAACACTGATTCAACAGTGGTCCATTCATACTTAGCAACTGAACAAACTTCACAGACATCTGTGGATTCTTGCCACATTCAACACAGTAGTTAATTATGACATCTTTCTTGATGGAAGGGTTAATGAACCCTATCTCACCATTGAAACAATCTACCACTAACTTAACTACTTCATCTCTTGTCATTGTCTATGATAGTGAGTATCAATACACTTCTTCACATATCCCAAGTCATTTGGAATATACAGAGGACATTCATCCAATGCACCAATACTATCCTTGGCAGGAAACTCACCATCAAAGTCAGTTACAAACTGCTTGATAGCTTTTTTGTTAGTGTTATCCCAGTCAGCCTTACCATACAGGATTATATCAAACTTACCTTCTGGTGTAATATAACCATCCCATCTTACACCAAGGACATACTTGTATTGTAGGTAATTACTCTACATATGCCCTGCCTAATATTTCTATTAGGATTTGACTATATCTTCAATAGCCTTCCTTCTAGCCCACCAAGCCTTTATAGTTTCACTTCTTTTCCTTCTAGATTCCTCAGATTGAGGTATGCCTAGATGAGATTCAGATAACTTTCTCTTGAAATCATCAGAAAGTTTTCTTCCCTTCAAAGCTCTACTTATATTTGACCTGTGAGCAGCAGAAAGGGGTTTATTTTTAAGTCTCTTACTCATGTTTTCTCTGAACTCCTTAGTATGTTTTCTACCTGTAGAGGCAAGTCCACACTTCTTTCTGGTTTCAGTATCATGCATAAATCCTAAACACCCGTCTCCTCCCTCTGTTAAGTTAATAAGGTTAGTATAGTGAGAAATCCAGTACTTCTCTCTATCCTCCCAATTATCACTATCACACTCCTCTATAAGTTCAATAATAGGTCTCTTACCTGTAGATAGAATCTTCAAAATCCAGTTAGACAGATGCTTATTGTGTTTATTACCTTTAGCATTTGCTATATGATTTCCAAGTCTCCTACTTAAAGACCTGACAGTTTTGCCAACATATCTTACTTCTAGTGTATCAGGATGTTTTAAGACATAAATTTTAACCTTCCTATTGTCTACCATTTCCAAATATAATTAATTACTTCATAAATGTACTTCCCCACAACAGGGAATAGTCGATGAACCTTACTCCTTTATAGGAGCCTTGGCTGCTGATTGCCCAATTCCTTTAATTTTCAAACATTCAAGCTTACTATTACTAGTTACTTTGTAGTTTAAAGGACTCTAAGGGTGTTCCAGCAGTTAGATAGATAATGGCAGATGTTATGCTACCATGTTACCAGTGGTCTTGAACTTATAAGATATGGAATCACCATTCTTATCTTTGTACTCCTCATAATGAGCAAGAGCAAACAGGTCCTTCTCTCTGGTTGGAATAGCTTCAAATGCATTGAAGATAAGTCCCATACCATAACCAATCTGCTTTGGTGTCAATTTGTTATCCTAAAGGCTTTTTATCCTTTAGTTCTATACCTTCTTGCACAGTTGGTATAGTTCAGCATACATTTTCATCCTACTTATGCAGGAGTTGGATACTCGTGGATACATTATATTCTTCTACTTGTAGAAGGTTCAGTATCTATGCGTTACACTGTGCAGTTCTTTTATCTACTGCATTTAGCACGGTATTAAGTGCTTTATCCCTTTTTCTTTTTAAGAACACTGTAGCATCTTTATATAAATAATCAAATATAGGTTTCCTTACTTTAATACTATAACTGAAATGTAAACTCCAGTAATCAGTAATCTTCCTATTTTCCTTATAGATAACCCATTTTAAGTTTGGTATTACCTCTAAGAATCTATCCTTGACCTGTTCTGCAAACTTAGGTGAATTACAAATCATACTAAAATGCCTCTCACCTATAGACCCATCTCCATCTATGAAACCTCTTATGAAGTCTCTTTCATACTGTTTAGGAATATTAGGAAATTCAAAGTTAGCATCATAAGTCTTCCTTGGTTGTATATTATACAGAGCTCTCAAATCATTAACCAACTCCTTATCACATATCTGTAGGATTGTAATTGGTTTCCTGTTAGGAGCTTTGGGTTGATAGAACCTAAGATTATTGTTAGGAGCTATTTCTCTCTGTATTAATCTTATAATTTCGTCATCCTCTGATACACACCCAAACCTGAGTCTTATTAGCTTACTTGGTCTATCTTTTCTTATTGATTCTTCTATAGAACCATCTGCTACTATATAGCCTAAAATATAGGCTTTTACCTCTGAGTCTATTACTTTAAAATAATCACTCTTGTGTTCTTTCTTATTAGGAATAAAATCTCTCATAATTATTGTATATTTGGTTGGCAAATATACAAATAAATATTGAGATATGCAATACCCTTCACCGTTTTTACCCAATTATTTTCACATAAATTACTCTATGCAGGGACACACATTCTATCCCATCCACCCTTCATGGCATTTGCCATATAATAATCCTGAGAGAGGTAATTGAAATCATCAACCACAATATTCTTGAATGGTGATTGAGCCAATAGTTCAATAGCCTTTGCAACTACCTTGAACCTCTCAAGACCAGCTATATTACCTACTTGAAGTCTGTTACCATTAGCTATAACCTTCAGCAGGTCATCAGCCTTAGTCACACCATCAATAAGTGTATAGTCAAGGTTAGCCAACTCTCTGTTTGCACATTGAATAAGGAAGGTTTCCTTTGGGTTTAACCCTTCAATATCAAACTTCTTTCTCCCACATAGAGCAGTTGTCTTACCAAACCCACTCTTTGCCAATACTAATACTTTAGCCATTTACTTCTTCTTTGTTTTTAAACTGTGCAAAGGTAACTAATCTTTTCCACCTCTGCAAATTTCTACTCCACCTTTTATGAACTCCACCAGAAGTCATCATGAATACAGGCTTACCATGTTCTTCCCCTCTAATGTAATCCAGATACTTGTAGACTTCCTTTATCTTCTCAGTCTCCTGAGGCAGAGGAAGTTCCTTAAAGTCACATACTGCACCATCAAAGAATAAAGGACATAAGCCACCCATCTCACCATCTCTGTTAAGAAGTACTTCAAGGAACCTTATATTGTCTCTAAAGATATTGATGTTGTACTTCTTATAGTCTTGTAGTTCAAACTTGAATGGACTGAACAGACCTAGCAATATATTACAATCCCTTGCAATATACTTACTATCTCCAAGACCTTGAGCAGTAGGTCTCAATCTACCACTGGTGAAGTTGTCATTACTCTCATTCTCAAAGGATTGCTGCTGTATAACAACAGGACTGAAACCATAGTTATTTCTAAGATACTTAGCAAGATACTCTGATAGCTTATCCATTGATTGTTTAAGGTTCATTCCTCTTTCAGTATCTATCAATCCCATATGGTCAATGAAGATAATCTTATACTCTCCAGGGTCATTAGGAACATAATGGTCAAAGCTATTGGTGTCAACCATCTCACCCAACTCACCTCTATAAGAAGACTTCCTTGTGTAAACTGTACCATTCTCCTCTGCATACCTTTTGCACTCTTTATAGATGCCAGTAGGATTGGATGTGGTACTAAATTCAATACTATCCTCAAAGAATTTGAATAGTGCAGCATACTCAGGACTTTCAAGCAGGTCTATTATCTCCTGTGCTAATGGCTTGCTATTATCAGAACTTCTCAGGTCTCTAGGTGAGACTCTGATCTTACCACCTGACAGGTGGAATAAGATATGACTCATGAATCTCTGCATTACCCTCTCAGGAGTTTCCTCAAGAGCATAATAAAAGACTTTGACTCTTACCTTCTGTCTGTTATAATAAGCATATAGCAGTGGCACAAAGATAAAGGTATAAGATGCAAACTGAGACTTACCTCCTTTAGTTGCAGAAGTAACACAATAGTATGTAGATTGCTCTACTCCAATAAAGTCACTTCTAAACCTAGAGAAGGTAGAAGGGATGCTATTAATACCCCCATTCAACAGGTTCTGCCTCTTGGCTTTAATGTCCTCTAGGGTTCTCTCATAAACTGCCATACTACTTCAATGTTGATGTCCAGTCAGAATCAAGAACAGCAGCTGCTTCATTCTCCATATATGAGGCTAAGTCAGATACTTCACTTACATAGGTATTACCCTCAGAATCCATCTTTCTTTCATCTTTCCAAATGAAATACTTGAGGACTCTCATATAGGTGTAGTTACCATTGAAAGAGTCAACATACTGCTTGGTTGCAGCTAGTATCTGCTCATCTGTATATGTGTTTCCATACAGTTTGAAGAACTTCTTCAGTCTTAGTGTAACATCTTTCCTATTACCTCTGAAATACTGAGAAGAGCCTGCTTTCTTCTGTGCTGGAAACATAGCCATCATCTTAAGAGCAAGCTGCTCTATTCTATCCTCTGGTTGTCTGTACTTATCAGAATCCAATAGTACACTGGACATACGTTCATCATACCCCATAGTAACAAGATACTTGCCAAACATATCCTTAACCAAAGCCTTCTTCTCCTCAAGATTAGCAAATAGCAAAGGCACATCTGCTCCAGACTTGACTATAGTAAGAGCAAGTACTTCAGCCATAGTCAATCCATACTTGCTGCATACCTCATCACTTATTGTTATTGTCATATTACTATCTGATTTAAGTTATCTACCTCAGTTATCAATTCAGGATTATAGTCTTCAAGCATCTTGCCAACTATCTCTTCTTCTCTTGTTCCTTTGTAATAGGGGATAATGAGTACAGGGTCAGGGTGTCTCAGTATTCTTCCCAGCTTCTGTTTAATCAATATATCACTGCTGTTCACACTAGCATAGATGCCAACCTGACAATCTACCAAGTTTACACCCTCATTGAGCATGTTACATGATGTTATATGATTAACCTTCTTCTGGTTGAAATTACTGAGCACTAAATCAGAATCCTTGTTTTCAGTATTGATGTAGTTATCACCCAGTGCCTTAGTCTGTTCTATAGAATTACAGAAGGTCAGTACCCTGTTCTTATTCAACTTCACCAGAAGTTGCTTGACAATGGGGTTCTTAAATGTACTCAGTACCTTCAGTCTTACTCCAGCCAGTTGTAGCCATTTGTTCTTGAAGGAGTCATTCTTCTTTCTGAAGTACATATTCTTCCAGTACTCTATCTTAGAGTTAAGTTCCATGATATACTGCTGTTGAGTTACTCTCAATATAACAGTACCATAGGACTTGTCTTTAAGATATTTCCACTTGTCTTCTATATTACAGACTACTCTCTTACCCTTCTTACTGGACTTTATTTCAAACAACTCAGACCTTACTGTATTGTCAAGCTTATAACCTATCAAGTATACTTTGGGGTCAGGAAGAATGCTATTATCAATAGCCTCCTTTGCTGTTACCTTATAACAATATAAGTCATCAAAGTACATCTTGAGGTAGTCTCTAAGCTTGGCAACAGTAGCTGAAAGAAGTGTGGAATACTTGATAGTCATGCTATCCACATAACCTAGTGCTCTGTCAGTAAGATGATGACACTCATCAAAGATTGCCATATCAAACTTTGCATTCTCAAACTTACTCAGTCCTACATATGTACTGAATGTTACCTTACTAAGCCAGCTATCAAGACCCCATTTAGTGAACTCATCCTTCCAGCTATTGATAAGAACCAGCCTAGGTACTACTATTAATATAGTGCCTGGATTCTTCCTTGTTATGATGTCCAATGCCTGCTTGCTCTTTCCAAAGCTTGTTGGTAACTCCAGTAATACATTGTTATTCTTTATTGCTTGAATCTCTTCAGTTACTTCTTCTCTAGTCATCCTACGGAGGTAATTTACTTACTATTGATTTAACCTTACTGATATATGTGCTATCCTCTGCATACTGTATTCTAAGCAAGAAGTGATAGTAGTCTTCTCCATCTTCATGTCTGTATTCAATCATATTCTTATATGCCAATATACAGTTAGTCCAATGGTCAAAGTTATAATACTGCTTAGCTTTACTGTTATATAGTCCAAAGATATTATTTCTCTCTGTACATAACCTTGATTTATAATTAGCACTCTCTAACTTGGCTTGTGCTAATACTATCAGAGGCTCCTTGACCTCATAATAAACCAATGCTTTCAGTAATGTACTATCACTCAGTTCCATATCAAGGAACTCTGGTTGCTCCAACTTAGTATATGCTGGAGGTTTGCACTGTTCTATAGTCTTGTGGTCCAGGAATACAAGTACCCCTAAAGACACAATAGCTATGATCAGTAAGATGTTAATTAGTCTCTGTTTCATGATTATACCACTTTGATTACTCTGATTTGATCTTGTTTGATGTAGTCAGGAATCTCTTCATCCCAGTCCTTATAAGAGTTGGTGAAGTAGATTTCATCATACCATTCCTTTAGTCTCTCAATACCCAGTTTGTTGACCATATGAGTTACCCAGATTGACAGTTTCCTGTTAGGGTCAATAGCCTTAACAGTCTTAGCCAGTTCAACAAATGTACTGCCTCCATCACATAAGTCATCAAGCACTATGACAGGTCTATCCTTGTACTTCTCATCAGCAAGGAGCTCCTCATTTATAATGCTATACTCTGTGATTCCACCCTCTGGGTCTCTTGTCTTATTACCTGAAAGAACAGGAGTACCATACAAGAATTGGTATCTTGCTGCTGCACCTGAATCAGGTAACATAGGCAGAGACTCACTGAAGTTAGGCATGGGGTGAGACAAGTTACCATGCCAGTTCTTAATTAACTCTGTTGTCACATCTGAATGGGGTTCAAATGTATGCACTTCAGCTGGATTGATGCTGTTAATCATACTGGCAACTATCTTCAGGTTGAAAGGCATATTGAAGTCCATGACTCTATCCATTCTCATACCCATGAGATAATAGATTCTCAATGAGAACCTCACTTCATGTCTATTGAGGATGTCACCTGCCTGCATCAGTATGTAGAGCTCCTCTGCATTTCTGATTCTACAGACAATTATAGTATTATCCTTCCTGTTTATACCCTCCAGCTCTAATCTCACATCCCCATCAGGGAATCTGCTTATGTGATACTTGATATCACTCTTCTCTGGTCTAACTAAATTTAAGATTTGCATTTGTTCATCATTATGATTTCAATTCTATCTACTGCATCTTCAAGTATAGTGTATGCACTATCCAAGCCTGCTCTATCATCCAACAGGATGTTATAGTAGGGCTTCTTAGTCTGCATAACTGGACTCTCATTAATATAGTCAACTCTGATTCCATAATGTTCACAGTACTCCTTCATCCATGCTAACTTCTTAGCATCTTCATTAGCTGTGAATAGTACCATTATAAAACCTAAGTCAGAGCACTTGCCTAATAGTCTGATGATCTGATGACAATCTAAACCAACATTGTGGTAATCAAAGACTGTGTTATCAAAGTCAAAAGCAACTATCAGCTTACCTTCATGTTTGTTCCACTCCTTAACTAATCTGTTACTACAGATTGTTGCAGAGGCATAGTCATGACTGGATAGTGGTATTCAGATTCCTCCTTACTTCTTCAAGTGTGAACTCTCTGATTAACTTACCATCCTCAAAGACAGTTTCAAGATAGCCTTCCTTCTCAAGTTCCTTTGATACTTGGTCATAGGCATGAAGATTACCATACTCATCCAATCCTACCATAATAAGACCTTTGAGAGACTTCTTTACACCATCATCAGTCTTTGGGTCCTTGAAGATTTCTCTTCCTTCACCATTAACCTGACACCATGTAGCTTTCATAGCAAATCCAAGACTGTCTCTACTCTTATACTGATAGGTATATGAACCTACACCTAATACAAGATTAGTAGCAGCAAATCCTTTCTCCTCCAGTCTCTTATAGATTTCCTTCTGTCTTTCCAGTGTGATACTGTCACCATAGATAATACCTATCTTAGGGTTGAGTACCTTGTAGCCCTTTTCATTGATAGTACCACCAAAGATATTCCATAACATCTCATAAGTACCATCATATACTGCTACACCTTCATTATTGATAAATCTAAATCTCTCTGTCATACTATCAAAGTCATCAGATTTGTATCCACAAATGATGTGAACAGGGTCTCCACTGTCAGGTCTGATAACTACTCTGCCATCTCTGGTTAAGATTTCATCCTTCAGTTTAGGCAGGTAATCAACAATCACTTTCCAGTAGTCCCATGTATCTGATACAATAGATACAAAGCCACTGGGATATATCTCTGTAATGAGTCTCTTGAATGTCTCAAACTCATCTACCTTGCCACCAGCACACATCACTGAATGCTCAGTTGCAGGGATAGTAGCTGCAATTAACTCCTTCTCTGCATCTGCATTGTAGTACTCTTCCAGTGCTTCAATAGCAGGGATAGTCTCTGAGCCACAAAATGCAATCATATGAGCCATACCTGACATAATGGCAGCTTCAACACCAGCCATTCCTCTCATAGAGAAATCATGTACAAGGAAATCCAGATTAACATCAGGATTAAATCCAGTCTTATTGGCATGTCTTACCAGTTCTTTCTTATACAATCTGGCACTTGTTGCACTTGTCATAGGCAACCACAGTGTAGTTGATATGAGAGTTTCAAAGTAGTTAGTCAGCCAGAAGAAATCAGGATGAGTGTTAATGAAGGTCAATGCAGGTACTCTGATAGGACACAGACTACCCTCAGGCAATGCTTTGATTCTGATAGGCAGATAGCCTAAATCCCATAGCTCCTCAATATGCTTAGTGCCTACTTCATTAGGTCCTAAGAATGAGTTCACTCTTCTTGCAAATCCAGCAACAGCCATCTCTTTAGGCATATCAAAGAAGTCCTCTTTGAACCTCTTCATCAGATACTCCTTAATGAAGTACTGAATCCCAAATACAACAGCACCTTCTTCTGCTTCAGGGAAATAATGACAGCTTCTTGGTGTCCAGTTTGAATACACATACTCAGTACCTTGTGGATACTGTCTTCTGTGGTCCAACTTGTAACCATCTGTCAGTAAAATTGCTTCTTTCATCTTTTTTTTATGGTTTAAACTTCTCTTTCTTGTACTCCTCAATGTCCCTTATCTTTACTAGGTAATAGTAGTAATCATACATTCTAAGGTTTGTTCTCTCATATTGGTAGGTCAGTACTCTATATGTTCTGCCATAGCCAACTACCTCAACAGTAGTGAACTCCTTGATGTATTCAACAGTGCTCTTACCATAGTATCCATAGGTGATATGAGAAGGGTTAGACAATGACTCATATCTACTCTTGGAGATGAGGTACACATCAAGATATAAAAGGTTCTTATTAACAACCACAAACAACTTTCCTATTAAAGGCATAGGAACTTTGTCAAGATTGCTAATGATAGCACTCATCTCATCATTAGTGGAATACTGCTCCTTATTATACTTGATATGTTTAGCAGTGTAAGGAGGATTCTTAATGGGATATTCCTTGTAATTGAGTATCCCATTGGTTACATAGTAACCTCCCCACTTCAATACCTCTTCCTTCTTGTCTATGTGTTCATAGAAGTCTCCAATACTACTCACATTGTGCTTATACTGGTTATAGTAAGAAGTGAACTCTTTGAATGCCATGTCTACTGGTTTACCAATGAACTTCCTCAGCCATTTGTTAACAGCTCTATAATTAGCACCATAAGAGTAATGACTGAATAGAGTCTCTCTTCTAGGGTCTCCTCTTCTCATAGACATGTGAGTAGCTTCACTTCTATCTATATATGTCCTTCCAAACTTCTTACTTCTTCTGGACTTCTTACCATTAAAGCCTCTGCTGGACTTAAAGTTGATACTCATACTGTGAATAGTTTTGTGTAAACTCTCTCCCTGTCTTCCCAGTCATCATACTTGTAATACCATAGAAACAGTATGTACTTGTTGCCTGATTTAACTAGGTCAAATTGAGGCTTGTACCTTTTATACAAGCCCCCTATAAGAAGTGAGAATACTGTTATTAGGAATATTATACTATAGGTTAACATATCATGTACCTTGTTTAATATACTTGTTACAAATGACAACATCAAACATCTCAATGATCCTATTGATCTCCTGAGTATTATAGTAATGCATACCTTCTCCTAAAGGTGTACTCACACATAGAGCATTAAGGTGGTATGGAGAGCTCAGACTATCCTGTATATCCTTGACAATTCTCTTTATGGTATCACCACTAGAGATGAAATCATCAAGAACTACAAGTATGTCCTTCTCACTGTCATACCTTCCTATACCATCCATATTATACCCATGAGTCTGTTGACTTTTCCTTGATACTATAATATATACTTCTCTGTGTCTTCTCTTTAGGATATAACTGACTGCTCCTGCAAGTATACAGCCTGATGTGCCTCTTACCACTATGTAAATAGCAGATTCAGGGGAAGGGAACTCCTTACATAACATATCTGCTACTCCTCCAATGTAGTCAGCACATCTACCAAAGTATCTACTTACAGGATAATATGTATCACTATTCTCTTTAAGGTAAGCATATCTCATATATCACCCCCCCCCATCAGTTAGTCTTCAAGGACTTGACAAGAGAGCACTACACCACCTAGTTGCTGTGCAATTCTCTCTATGTGAATAGCCAGTCTCTCTTTAGTCTTGAGGGCATTCCAATGCCTTTGCTTGAGGAAGAATGGACAACTTTCTGAACTAGTCATATAGTTGTATGCTTCTTCACTCAAGTTGATTGTCTGAGTAGCTGGAATACTCTTTCTGGTCTTGATGACAATAACTTCTCTGTCTTTGTGGTCTGGACCTGACACCTCTATTGATGTTCTGTCATAACCACCTGCTGAACTTAATTTCTCAAGAGCATCAGCTGTCTCTTGACTCACCATTGTTCTACCTTGTAGAGCAACAGTAAGACTTACTTTAACATCACTCATTGTTTCAATTTAATTGTTTTTAGCAAGATGTGCTACTAACATAGCTGCCTTAGCCTCTAGGGGCATGAAGACAAAACCTACAGCCTCTTGAGCTTCCTTGGGAAGGATAGTGTACATCATACTGAGTACCTCAACTACCTCTTCATTAGTTCTGCCTTTAATCTTTTCAAGGATATCAGCCAAGAACTCTGGATTCTTAAGAGGGTCCTCACTCTCACCTGGCTTCCTAAGAGCTTCAACACCTTTATTGATTAACTCCTCATTCACTAACTGCATTGCCCATTCAGGCTTCTTTTGTTCTTTCATAACTTTTTTTTAGTTTACTATCAGTCTAAATCAAAGTCAATGACCACTGGCTCTAATACTATAGGCTCAATGGTCAAATCCTCTTCTGTTATAGTTACTTCTTCTGGTTCAATACCACAGTTCTGGGATGTATCCCTTTCCATATTCATATGACATAGTTATAAATCTATTACATAATCAAATACACGTATAGCTGGTAAGAATGGCTCCTTAGCACTCAAGAATAACAGTGCTACACCAAATATACCAGCTATGATAGCTAATATAAATGCAACTGTCAGTTGCAATCCCTTTAGTACATAAATCATAAGTTATCTGGATGTTTATGTATGATCCACCTACAAGCACATACTACTATTAAGTGTTGTACACCAGTAGCAAAGAGAGTACCTATTACTATAGTCTGCCAGTCTGGTAATATAGTCCAGGCAGACAGGTATATAGCAACAAGGAAGAATGTTATCCATGTAGTACTACAGTAGATACAATAACCTAATGGATATGCAATGAATGCTAGGAACTTCTGCCACTTAGTTGGCTTCATACTAATACATTCATTCTCATTCAAGTCATCTTCAACCTCAGCCCAAGGCTTAAGTACCTTGTAGTACCACCAGTTGAATATCATGTTTTCTGGTTTAAGACAGTTCCTATAGAATAGTCCCAGCAGTCCTCCTACCACTCCCAGCAGGAAGAACTCAATTAATATATCTGCCATAGTCATCTTCTTCTTTATAAACAAGGTTATAGAAATCAATTTTACTCAGAGGAATTATATGTTTCCAGTGAAATGGTGTATCACCCTCTTCCATACTACCTGAACAAGCCCCCTCACCTCTATAGTATCTAATACTGCCATAAGATGGATTTATCTTACCACATGAGATAAACTCTGTTGCATCACTTACAAGGCATAGAGTACCTTCAGACAAATCCTCTCTAAAGACTTTCACAAGTGACCAATCACGTATATCTCTGCTAGGGAGTAACAGACATTCACTATTTTTATAGTCATAGTACCTGCCATCATTCAGAAAGGCTCTAGTTGTGTTTCTATTAACAACTAATACTTCTATTCCTACTTTAGTATCCCTCCATGCTTCTGCTGGGTCTACTCTAACAAGTGTCACCTCACCAAATAGGGGACTATATAATTTAGTCCCCTTTGGTGCATTCAATAATTTCTGTGCTACATTCATACTATACTCCTTTCAAAGTTTGCTGCTGGGTTGGTGAAATCAAACTTAGATACTGGTACAACATATTTCCACCTACTAGTGAATTGTGGGCTCTCTACAGAAGGAACATCGCTAGATCTAAGTTGACTATCAAATAATCTATCATTTTTAGCATAATATCTAAGCAGCCAATCATTGGCATTATTACTGTTATTAACCATACATGGAGTATCAACTGGTGTAATATCAAATGTACTCCAGTCTCTGTTGTTTTTGCTTGGAAATAGAATACAATCAGCTTCAAGAGCACTGGAATATAGTCTGCCATCCTTAGTAAGGATTTCATCCATACCTTTGTCAGGTCTAACTACCTTAATAGGATAATCAGCTCTATTCCAATTCACATCTACCAACTCCACTTCCCCAAGTATAGTACATCACAGTCTTGTACCTTTTGGAGCATCTTTTAGCCTTTCAGCTATACTCATTACTTTACACATTTTGCCATCATTTTAAGGTTAATACCATCACAGGAAGCTACTAACATGAATACCTTCCCACCTTTACCTAGTCTCTTTAGTTTCATATCTATTTGATTAATAGTTTATCAGTTTCTTCAAGTGGTGTGTACTCTATGTTTCTAAACAAGTATCCACATCTAACACACCAGCACACTCCATACTTATTCTGTCTTACCTTATGGTGCCCATAGGCACACAATATTAGTACTCTTCTGTAGTCTTCCTTAGTCATTTGTCAAACTTGATTAAGGTTTTATCTTTAAGCCACTCTACAATATTAAGTAGTACCAGTATCCATGAAAGCCATGATATAAAAATACTAAATAATAATGTACCCCAAGTATAATCCCACCTCTTTGCTTTATACAATAGCAGGAAACTGATAGGATTCAATATGACTCCTATCAGATATATTATAAGCATTGTTTTTGTCATTTCAACTTAGTATTAAATACATTCAAGAAGTCCTCAACAGTCCTCATAACCACATTAGTTCCTCCATGATCTACACTGGAGTAATAACTAACCATTCCAATATCTTTAAGTACTCTCTTAACAGTACCTGTGAATACTATTGTACCTTTAGGAGTCTTGAAAGCCCATATGTCACCCTCTTTAATAGGGAAGTCATCAACATTAGTATCATACATTGTCTTAACCTTACTAGACCTCTCCTTGTTACAGGCATTCAGCATAGTCTTGAGTTTAAGTATCTCTGTCCTATACTTCAGCATATTGTGGTAGTAGACAAGTATGAATACTATAACCATGACTGTAAGTATTATTGCAATTATTGCATCAGCTGTTCTCACCTTCATTCAGTTTAATAGTGAATCTCTTTCTAAAGTCTGAGGCATGTGTCCAAGTCAAATACCCATCAGGATAGCACTCAGTAAACCTGAAGTACCATATCCTATCATATAGATCATCTACAGTAATCACTACAATGGTCTTACCTGTGCTATCAGTGTATTTGTCTCCTACTCTGATAGGTGGTTCACTCTGCTTGATATACTCACCTCTATGGCATAGGAAGTATATTATACCTCCTATAATTAACATTGTAATCAACAATGCTGTTAGTATTGTAAATAGTCCCATATTATATAAGTTTTAATGCTTCTTCTAATCCAGCCTCAAGAGCCTCTTCATAAGAATAGTAATATGTAGTATATAACAGATACTTGCAGACACTATTCTTACAATATTCTCCATTTCTCAGATGAATCCAGTATTGTATGTCATCACCATAATCCACCTCTACCCATAGGTGTATTCCATATTTCTCTCTTAGCCATTTCTGTACTAGTGATTGAGTGGGTATTACAGTGATAGATCTATTGTCATAGAACCCATGTTCTGCTAGTAAGTAAGATACTTGCAGAGATACTCTTTGTTCTTCCATCACTTCATTGAATATTCATTTACTTCTGCTGAGAAATCATCCAAATCTGCCTCACTAATACCATGTAATTCACAGTATGTTCTTACTGCTTTTACTATATTATTGTGCAATTCAATATACTCCTCATCTGTTAGTTCAGTAGAGGCAAGAGCTAACTGACAGCCAATATCCATAGCTGTCTCACTGTTAAATCCATGCTTGTTGATAAGTTCTAATGCATCCATATCTATTATTATTAGTTCCAAAGTGTACACCAACTAGGATTTGAACCTAGGACCTACTGCTTAGAAGGCAGTTGCTCTATCCACTGAGCTATTGGTGCATGAAATCATACAGCATGGCACTGCTATATTGCCAGATTTACATCAAGGAATTTGCACCTGAAGTACTCATACTGTATGAAGTTGTTCATCCTATCTTCACAGACTGAAATCACTAGTGTTTAACTTAATTTATATTATGAAACAAAACAGTTCAAATATATAGTGCCTTGAACTTGTCCCACTCTTTGAGTATGATTTCTTTAGCTCTATTGAGTGTTCTCAAATCCTTGAAGTATGTTACTGTTGGGTAGTCAGCTTCAATATGATATAAGTTCTCAAGTTCTATGCAGCCCCCAGCTGTCTTTGCACCTGAGAAGAACCAAGCTTTCTCTTTAGGCCTTCTTACCCAATCACCATTCAGTGCCTTAGCAAGTTTGCGTAGATTGATTAGAGCTCCAATGAGTTCTACATCATCTATAGGGACCATTCTGCACATTGACATATAGTCAAGTTCCCTCACTACATCTTCAAACTTCTCCTCAAGTTCCCAATCCTTAAATGCATTTAATGCTATTGCTTTAAGAGCTGCATTATCACCCTTGTACCACTCTCTAGCTTGCTCCAAAGTAATACTTACTTCTCTTGCTTCCATTTCCATATAATTGTTGTTAATGATTTTATCTTGTGAAACTATAGTATATAGCCCTCTAGGTCTACCACCATTTAAACAGATTGTACTGATTCTTCCTGTTCTCTCCAGCACACCATACTTGATCACTTTTCCAGATACTGGTAGACATGTTGCAATTTCAGTAGCCTCAGGCATGATTGATGTTATTATAGCCCACTCATAGCTATTATGCCTTCTTACTGCTATTATATCATACACCTTGAGGACATCTTCAACTAGAGTTTCTTCTCTAATGATTAACCTATGGCTTGGAGCATTATTGCAGAATCTTGTACTAACATCCCTTACATTCACTGTTATAGGTATACCTGTATAACTTATAGTTATTCCTATGTATTTATCCATATTACTTGTTTTTAGAGTTAATAAAATTTAGCTCAGACTATGTTCACACACTGCCTGAGCCCATCAAACTTACATTTCAAATGTTACAAACCAATTCAACAACAGATTGAAATTTTCAAATAGTTATATCTTATAGCTCTTTGATCTCACATTCTATCTCATTGAGCTCCTTCTTGAGTTGCTCAATGATTGCAGCCTTACAGTCATCACTCAGAGTACATAGTGTAAGTTCACCATATGAGTATTTGAATGGTTTAGTAACCTTCAACTCAACATCTGGGTCATTTTCTATGTCCTTAATGACATCTTTGAGGTTATCCATTTGCCTCTTGAGTTCAACTGCTCTTTCTATATCATCTATATTCATATTCTTATAATGTTTAAACTAGCAGGAGCATAGATGCTGACTGTCAATCAAGAGTTATCAAATTACGCTTATGATATTGCTCCTGCTAGTATATTGTTAGTCTAAGATAACTGCATCATCATTGTTAATCATCTGATACTTAACAATGCTACCAATCAAGATAGGTTCTCTTCTATCTCTCACTCTTGCAAATATAGACCTGCCTGTATTATCCTTGCCTGTCTCAATGATAGTTACTGTAGCACAGGGTAGTCTTCTACTTGCAATAACAACACCTTCTCTGGTGTTTTGGAGCTTACCTTTAAGTAAGCCCCCAAGATTACTGTATTCTTTCAACATATGTTCTTTTTTAAAGTCTTGCATTGTTTTCATTTGATAGTATCTCCTATGCTATATTTGATGTATTCATACTTAGATACCTTGAAGTATTCAACTATATAAGTATTAGTTGAGTCTTTGTATCTGATACCTACATGGAATGCAGTCCAGCCTCTTCCCTTATCCACTACAACAGCAGAGGGGTAGTTAAGAAGAGAGGTTACTTTTGGTCTACATGATGTGAAAACCAATAGACTAAATAATAGTATGATGATATGTTTCATGATGCTTTCTCCTCCTTGTATTTAGCTATTTGTCTCTGTACTCCAAGTTCAAACTGAGTCAGTTCATCTAACTCTTTGCCTGCTATACTCATGAACAATGCAGCATTGCTCTCATGGTTCTCTTTCAACATACTGATGTGAGCTTTCTTACTTAATGAATAGCTATTACTACTGGCAATAGCTACTCTGTTAATTCTGTTTCTCATTTGATAATGTATTTAGTTTGATGATTTATTAAATGAATATGCATTACACAGCACTCATAGCATAGTGCCCCTAAGAATATAATTCACCCAAGATGTATTTCTACATCACCTACCTGTGCATCAGGTCCCTCATGCATATTGGGAGCCAGTATGAGAGTTGAACTCACAATCTCCATATATTAGTGGTGTTCTCACCTTTTGAACTACCTGGCTCTTATTTGTGTCCTTATCTGATAATCTATTATAGTATTATAGTATTCAAGTTCATAGTAACTCTAGGCTAATTAGCCCTTCTCCTTTACTTGTTGACAGAAGATGATGTATAACTGCTTTGCAATAAAGGCTTATGTTTGTCTCACTCTGTCTAACTTTCATACGGCATACTATATACTGTTGAATCCATCAATAACAGATTATCAGAACTGATATATTCTGCAAATCTACATAGTTATCTCATAGGTTTAGCCCCCTATGTTATCTTGTCTACTTACTGTTGTTCAGTAAACAAGCAGGCTGTAACAAACATTGGTTCTCTTGTTGCTCTCTAAAGGTTTGAATTAAACTAGATGAATGATCTCTAAATTGCTATTATAATAGTCTAATGTTGTCTCTTTTGCTACTTGTTTGAAGCTGATTCTTCCCAACAATAGAGTACAATACCTGCTATTATGACTATTACTATTAGTACTTCATTGCTCATGATATTGATGTTTGACAGTATAAACAACTATGTATTGCTCTTGCTTATTGCTGGAATGAAATGAAAGGGTAAGGGAATAATGTGGTTATTCCTCTACCCAATCAGATACTCAGCTATTAAGCCTTCACTCTCACAATATCACTCTCTCCATCCTTCTCTAGAGTTACCAACTCAGCCTTAGACAAGTCAATGGTATCACCTACTCCCAATGTGCTATCATTGCTCATTGGAATATACTTGTTACCACCTGATACCATCACAAACATGGCACTGTTACCATATTCTGATGCCACTACCTGAGCACTTGATACAGCAGCCAATTCTTCTGCTTCAAACTTTCTTGTACTCTTCAAATTCCACTTACCTGCATAGGTTCTCAAACTACTAAAAATGTTCATAATGCTAAATTTTAAATGTTATATGATATATGTTAGTTATAGTGTGCAAGCACACCAGGAGCTCAGGAGGAGTAATGAGCTATACTCTTAACTTATAGCTAATAACTCAACCCAATCAACCAAGGACAAGGGAGGAGTAATGAGCTGTGCTTATAGTTGTTGTTGCTTACTTGTTGTTATGTAACCCACCAGAAGTAGTAAGTAAATAGAGGTTAATTATAAAACATAGCTATCAATAACCTCCCCAATATCATAATTCTTCTGGTGCTATTGTTGATAACTGGTATTCAAAACACCTAGTTGTTTTCATCTAAAATAGGTTCAGTGCGAAGCACTGAACTAGGTCATAAATCACAGTCAATTTACACCCATTTATACCTCTCACTCATTAACATTTATTAGTATTAAACACCAATTATGAGTTGATATGCTATTTGAATCACACCTGATTGATTATTTGTTGCTACCAACAATTGCATAAATGACATCAATTCAAGTAACAAATTGAGGTGTCTTCAAATGATGTTTGAGCACCTCTTCAAATGTCACTCCACAAAAAGTTGGACTATATATATAGTATATTATATAAATATAATATATAGTATTAGTAATAGTCCAGTTTCTTGCTGCATACAAATGGAAGAAAAAAGAATAGTGAGGGGTGAAACCCTCACTATTAATAGATGTTAAATGGAAACTCTGATAATATCAGCCTCACCATCCTTGCAAAGTGTAACTAACTTAGCCTTGGAGAGGTCAATGAATGTACCAACAGGAACAGTGGAATCTCTGTCCATTGGTATATACTTATCATTACCAGCAACCATATGAAAGCAACATGAGTTACCATACTCTGATGGAACAACAACTGCTTCCTTAACACAAGCAAGCTCCTCTGGAGTGAACTCTCTACTAGATTTGAAACTCCATTTACCTGCATAACTCTTAAGTGTACTAAAGATATTCATAACTGTATAATTTAATTGGTTTATATTCAAATACTTAGGAAGAGTAATGAGCTATGGAATAGGGATAATAGTATATCCCCATTTAACAACTAAACTCATATCTGCGTAATCATATTCAAGCTGCATGTCCTTAATGAAAGACATATGCATCTCTATATATTTGCTAGCCTCATACACATTAGCATCACTTCTGATTGGAATCTCAATTCCAATTCTAGACTTAGGGAAGAATACACAATAGTTCATAGCTTATCACAACCAAGGTCCATAACTATAGAGTCCAGTCTGAATTCAAGATACTTATTCTCTTGAGAGAGGTGATGAACCTCTCTCATAGCACTGCATAAACAGAGTGCCATAGCCAGTAGTACTGACAACATAACAATAGTCTTCATAAGATGTAAGTTTAATGATTCAAGTATATGGGAGAAGTAATGAGCAGGTGTTATCTAGTGTGGATATCCCATCTATGAATAACTAACTTCTCTAACTCATCAACATCTACATCATAGTAGAATGCAGCATCACTACACACATCATGGAATCTAGAATATAGTATGATCTCAGAAATATGTAGATCATAGAATGACTCTAATGCTGTCAGCAGTGCTTCAGGCAATGTACTTAACTCTTTCATAATAGACAATTTTAATGATTAATACTCAGATGCATGAATGGAGTAATCCCCCTCAAACATGACAGGGGGGATAACCCCAAACTCAAAACCAAGGGGGGACAATGAGTTAATTAGTAACCACACCTACACACCAAAAGCATCTTCTAGAAAATAGAATAAAAAAAAAAAATCAATTATATTTGGAATTGTGGATTAAATTACATATCTTTGCAGTCTAATTATATAGAACTATGAATAAAGTATTGAAGTTTGTAAGTGACTGGATATGGCAATTACCACAGAACCTAATAGGTCTTGGATACAAAGCCATCATTAGTAAGGACATCATTAGTAGAGTACAAGAAGATGCTGAGTATGAATGCTATCTGAAGAGAAGTAATGGTGGAGTAACACTAGGCAAGTATATCTTTGTGTACCAGAGATATAGTGATTTAGCTAAGACTATACAGCATGAAAGTGGTCATGTTAAACAATCAAAGATATTGGGTCCACTCTATTTACTAGTGATAGGTTTACCCTCAATCATTCATGCAGCTATGCATAGAACAGTATGTAAGAACCCTAACTACTATCACTTCTATACTGAGAAGTGGGCTAACAAACTAGCTGGACTCACTGTTGATAACAACAAGTTAGCTTCTAAGTAACTATGCTGAAGAATAGTTTTAGTGGACAAGCCACTTAATAGAGACTTCTGGTGGTATATAATACATTGAGAGTCAATGACTTGACATTTGTTAACACTAAGTATTTGCATATCTCAAGTATTTTACATACCTTTGCAGAGAAGTAAGAATAGTATATAGGGAGATACAGACCCCATTTCAATGAACTTAAATGACACCCATAAATTGTATATTTGAACTGTATCTCCCACACTGCCCCATAGTGTAATTGGTTAGCACATAAGACTTTGATTCTTAGATTGTTGGTTCAAGTCCAGCTGGGGTAACTTGATTGTTTTCATAATGTTAAAGAATGGGATTTCACTCATAGCTATATTGGTCTGTGAAGATAGGTATAGCTTCTTATGTTGGGTTGGACAAGTAGGTTAAGTCACCACCCTTTCAAGGTGGTCATCATGGGTTCAAATCCCATACCCAATACAATAGTACTCAAGGGTCCTGTAGTGTAAATGGCTAACACTTCTCACTTGCACTGAGACATTGGGGTTCAAGTCCCACAGGTATCCACTCACATATTTCATGTTTTTATAATTTAGTGTTTGATTTTTCAGCTTTGGGGGTGTGCTATAACACCCCTGTTTGTATATTGGAGAGAAGCTTAAGTGGTTATATAGCCCCTGTCTGTTAAACAGGTGATAGTAGGTTCAAGTCCTATCTCTCCAGCAACTTAAAGTAGTGAAATTATGTTAGTAGAAGTAGAAGACAGAAGAAAGATTAAGAAGGTTCATTTTAAGAGCTCAGAGTTATTCAGACCTGAAGCTGAACAGATGGTTATTGACCTTTATAATAACATTATTGAGACTGAAGATCAGCTGAATGAAGCTAGAGAGTTAGTAAGAAGTCTGGAGAAGGAAGTTAAAGAGAAGAAGATGAAGTTCTCTTGTTTGGAAGGTCTATTTGACTTAGAGTTTGAGACTAAGGAACAGGAGAGAGTGGAGACTCAGAGAGTTATGTTGGGAATAGTTAATCCAGGAGACCCAAGTAATTGATAAATGTATTGAGATGTAGCTCAGTTGGTTAGAGCACCACTCTGATAAGGTGGGAGTCAAGAGTTCAAGTCTCTTCATCTCAACTGTGTAGTTAGCTTATCTGGTAAAAGTGCTTCACTGTGAATGAAGAGATAGGGTTCGAGTCCCTGCCACACCCTTTAAAATAAACATTATGGTAAATATAGATAAAGACACCTTAAACAAATGGATAAATATAGATAAGTTATCTTATGTTGAAATAGGGAGAAGGTTAGAATGTAGTATAGCTTATATAAAGAAGTATGCACTAAAACTTGGAATATTCTTACCTGTTAGAAATACTAAGAGTACTTCATCTTGGAATAAGGGAAAACACAAATACAATTGTATAAATTGTGGCAAGAGTATTCCAAGTAGAGGGGTATTCAGAAAGTACTGTTCTATTAAGTGCCAGAAAGAATATGAATTAAAAGAGAAGTATCAAGAATATCTTGATAACCAAGATAAATATTCTGGAATAGAAATAAAATATGATTGGTTGAAACCAATTATACTTAATGAACAAAATAATAAATGTAGTATTTGTGGAATGGAGCCTATATGGAATGGTAAGGAGATACACTTTATATTAGACCATATAGATGGAGATGCTACAAATAATAGAAGGACTAATTTAAGACTTGTATGTCCTAATTGTGATTCTCAATTAGATACTTATAAGGCAAGAAATATTGGTAGAAGTACAAGAAAATACAAGCCAGTTAGTTATAGGAATGTATCCCCTTAGTCTTATACACTATAGGAAGGGTAATAGGTTACATGAGGGTTCAAGCCCCTCCATTCCTACAAGACAGTGGGTTCAAGTCCTACCCTCAGTACTATAATATCCCATAGCTCAATAGGTAGAGTAACTGGCTTTTAACCAGTGGGTTCTGAGTTCAAGCCCCAGTGGGATAACATTTGGGAGTACTTTAATGTGGTGAATTAGTCTGGTCTGTAAAACCAGTGCCTCCGGCTATGTGAGTTCAATTCTCTCTACTCCCACTCTTCTATAAACAAAGAAAGTTAGGGTTTGTTATCCCTGTAAGGTAACAGTAATAGCACATACATATGGTGCTTCCCTTTTCAATGCCCTCTTGGTGGAATGGTTAAGACACACTAGATTTAGGCTCTAGGCATTGTAGGTTCGACTCCTACAGGGGGTACACATTCTTAAACTTAAATGTATGACAGAAACTGAGATTCTTGATAGGTTGAAAGCTAAACCATACTTAATGAATATGGGAGCAGGAAACCTAGCCAAGCTGTTTAAGGTAAAGAGAGATACTATATACAAGTTAAAGTCACAGGTTAGGAGTAACCTCCCTAAGATACTTATATTTGATATAGAGACTTCACCAATGAAGGCTTATGTATGGTCAAGATGGAAGCAGAACATTCATCTGGAACAGACTCTTGCAGAGTGGTTTTGTATTAGCTGGTCAGCTAAGTGGTTATATGCAGATGAGACTATGCATGATGTACTTACACCTGAAGAGATTCTGAAGGAAGATGATAAGAGAATCATGGCTAGACTATGGCAGTTATTTGATGAAGCTGATATTATTATTGCACACAATGGCATTGACTTTGATATACCAAGATGCAACAGTAGATTCATTCTATTAGGGTTCCCACCTCCTAGTACATATCAAGTGATTGATACTAAAAGAGTTGCAGCTAAGCAGTTTGGATTCAGTTCTAATAAGCTAGATGCACTTGCTGGATACTTTGGTATAGAGCATAAGATGGATACAGACTTTGAGTTATGGGCTAAGTGTATGATGGGGGATAAAGAAGCTCTTGGATACATGGAGATGTATAACATCAAAGACACTGAGATACTTGAAGAAGTATATCTTAAGTTAAGACCTTGGATAAAGAACCATCCTAATGTTGGTATGTACCTTGATTCTAAAGAACCTATATGTGCTAGCTGTGGAAGTCATGAACTCACACCTATAGATAAGTACCATTATACTCAGACAGCCAAGTACCAGCTATACAGATGTAAGTGTGGTGCATTGAGTAGAGGAAGGGTTAATCTGTTAGATAAAGTTAAAATGAAGAGTTTAGTGACTAGAATACCAAAATAAACTATCATTTTACTTGCACAGTTCATATAAAATACATACCTTTGTAACATCAAATAAGAGATAAATGGAGACATTATTAACAACTATATATGATGAGGAAGAGACTCACTCTAGAAGTAGTATATTCAACTTCTTCCTTACATATGTTAATGTGCTGGAAGGCATAAAGACACAGATAAAGAATGTGCATTGGGCTTCACTCAAGTTGCCTAACAGTGATAAGAGAGGAGCACATCTATACCTTGATGACTTCCTTGAAGTAGTTGGAGACTTCCAAGACTTAGTAGCTGAATCAGCTATGGGTATAACAGGAGAATCATTTGAATTTAACACTGTAAGAGGTGTTCCATTCCATGCTTCAAGTACTGATGAACTCATCAAGTATATACAAAACAAAACAGTAGAGTTCTATGATGCAATACCTAAAGAGACTATCTATGCAGGTATTAAGTCAGAGACAGAGACTTTCATATTGAATATCAATCAATATGTATTCAGATTTAAGTTAACAGACTGATAGCCTGGTGGTGCAACTGGTAGACACAATAGGTTTAAACCCTATGAGTTGGGGGTTCAAATCCCCCTCAGGTTACTTAAGATAAGTAGAATGTGGAAAGATAAAGAAGTAAGAAGAAGGAAGGTTAATGAGATGAGGCACTCTAGGATGAAGTTCCTAAGAGACTACAAGAAAGATAAATGCTGTGCTCATTGTGGGTGGAATGAACATCCTGAGATATTAAACTTCCACCATTTAGACCCCAGCAAGAAAGAATTTGGGTTTGCAGGCAGTGCTATTGGTAATCTGAGCTTAAAGAGAATAATGGATGAAATTGATAAGTGTATACTGTTATGTCCAACCTGTCATCAGTGGTTACACTATCAGGAAACAGCAATATAATTGTGAGGAGGATTGGTATCCCACTGAGGCCCATAACCTTAGCAAGTAAGTTCGATTCTTACCCTCGCAACTAAAAATATCAAAGCAATATGGCAAAGGAAGAGAAGAAAGAAGAATCATCCTACATGGTAGCTATAGACAGACCCACCATAAGAGGAATTGTTCAAGCAGCTAATGATTTGGAGATTAAAAGAGAACAGATAGTATCACTGGTAAAGCAAGGTGAACAGTATGTTCTGGTGTATTACATTTAAATATAGAAAACATGAAGAGTAGATTAAGATTCCCAGAGAAGAAAGCAGAAGAAGTGAAAGAGGTTAATCCTAATGTAGTTGTAGAAGGTCCCCACTCATTAAGAGACTTGATAGTATTTGATGCAGTGAGCAGGTATAAGTCTGTAGCTAGACAGATGAGAAGGAACAAGGTTACTCAGTTTGGTACTATGATACCTAAGAGACCCTTCAATAATAGAGCTAATACCTCTGGTAGAAAAGGTACTCACAGTAGGGTAAATAATGAATATAAGAAAGAGATTTATGGAAGAATTAAAGCAGGACTATAATGCTGAACCAGTAGAATACTGCACTCACTGTTTATCCCTTGCAATAAGAGATGTCAATGGGCAACCCTATTGTGATAAGTGTGGCTGCACTACAACAGCTAAGACAGACATACATACTTGGGAGAAGATGTATGGTCATATGTATGGTGGTAAATATATAAACAAGAAATAATGGAGAAAGTAAAGAAGGAAGAGGCTTGTGCTGTAAAAGAGTTCAGCATAGATGAATTAAGAGGTATGCTACATCAGACAAGTGAACAAGCAAGAAGCTTATTTGATGAGAACAAGAAGCTCAGAAAAGTAGTTGAAGAGATGAACATGACTAATCTGTTCAAGAGGCTAGACTACTTGTTTGCAGTGGTAAACAGCACAAGTGAAGCATTCTCAGCAGACTTCAAGAAGCAGTGTGCAGATGAGATTCAGAACATGATGTTTGCACCAGAACCAGAAGAAGAGAAAGAATAAGGAGGATACTATGGAAGTGGCAGCTAATAATGTAATTAGAATACCTACTTCACTTCAGATGTTCTTTAGATACTGGTATGAGTTCCTCAAACCATTCCATAAGTTAACTGACAGAGAGATAGATGTAATCACAGCATTCACCTATAAGAGGCATCAACTGAGTAAGGTCATATCAGACCAAGAGATACTTGATAAGGTGCTTATGTCAGAAGACACTAAGAAGAAGATAAGAGAAGAGTGTGATATAACACTGGCTTACTTTCAGGTCATTATGGGCAAGTTGAGAAGGAATAAGGTTATTATTGATAATAGGATTAACCCTAGGTTCATTCCTAATATCACAGAGGAGAATGGAGCATTCAAACTAATGCTGTTATTTGATGTAAAATGACCTACCAAGATGCATTGAAGCAGGTGGCTGATGATACTGGCATACCACTTGAAGTAGTTAAAAGAGCATATGAGTCTTACTGGTTATTCATCAGAGAGACTATAGTAAACCTTCCTCTTAAAGAGGAACTGAGTGAAGAAGAGTTTAGTAAGTTAAAGACTAACTTTAATATCCCATCACTAGGCAAGTTAACTTGTACTTATGATAGGATGCAGGGAGTAAGGAAGAGATTTGAATACATAAGGAAGTTAAGAGATGATAGTAGTAAAGAAGATTAGACCAATGTTCACAGATGTGTACACAACTGCTGAGATGTTGGAAGAGAGAGATATGAAGGTTGGTTCTTTGATTGATGTTTCAAAGGCTAACAAGACTATTAAGGAGTTCCAGAGAGTTATAGCTGTAGGACCTCATGTAAATGGTATCAATGTGGGTGATTTAGTATGTGTGAATCCAACTAGATTTGGTAAGCCATATCAGAAGAAGAACTCAATTGGTGCGGCTACAGAAGAGTATGAGACTATGATTTCATATCAGTTTGATTTCATTGAGATTGATGGTCAGCCAATCCTTAAACTACAAGACAGAGACATCAGTTATGTAGTTGAAGAGTATGAGGAAGTAGAGGACTTTAACCCCACTCCCACCATTGTAACTGAGGAGCAGTTAAGAGGTAAACCAAGCATTGAATTGAATTAATAATGGAGCCTGCTTGCAGAGATGTAGGCAGGCTTTTTAGTTATATACATATGAGATTATTAAAGTTTGAATCATATACACTGACAGTAGAGCCTGAGGCACTATTGGTAAAGTCTATTAAGACTATTTGGAACAGAGATAAGACTAGAAGTAAGGATAGGGCTCTTATGGAACTAGGTTATATCTACTTTATGGTAGACCCTAGAAGTACCTACTCTTACATAGCTGATTTAGATACAAGAGCAGCTAAAATCATTGATGAAGAAGGACTACCTAAAGGATGGAAGCCTGATAAGATTGTACTTGAAGCTATGAAGTCTTATGGTGATTCAGTTATAACTACATCATCAGAGCTTCTTGAAGATACTAAGGCAGCAGTTGCTAAACTAAGAAAGTACTTAAGGGAGTTTGATTTTAATGCTACAGATGATAAGGGCAAGCCTTTATACCCAATTAACACTTTCACCTCTGCTGTTAAGCAAGTTCCTGAACTGGCAGAGAACTTAATGAAGGCAGAGAAGGCTGTAGCACAAGAGATAGTTGAGAACAGTAAAATGAGAGGTCAAAGAGAGAAGAACATACTGGAGGATGGAGTAATATGAGTACATTAGGTCTATATAATAAACTTAAGCAAAAGCTTGACAGTTGGAAAAAGAAGCACATTAAGCCTAAGGGTTGTGAGTTCTATGTTAATATCAAAGAGTCAATTACTGGAAGTCAGTTCTACTTTGAAGGGCAATATCACATTCAGGTTGAAGTAAGTTATATTGGTATTAAGGGTGTTTCAACCTTCTTTTATATGCAGTATAAAATACCTCTGTATAAAGTAAGTGAGGCAACTTATATTACATTTGGGGATATGATACTCAAAGAGCTTGACAATTTGCTTGAGAATGGCAAGTTAGACAAGGTGAAAGATGGAACATTTAATGGTTGGAACACATGAGAATAGAGGATGCAGTTAATGCTTTGAACCAGTACATAACTAAGGTTAGAGAAGAGAGAGACCTCAATGTTAATAGCTTTCTGGTGGTAAGAAGATGGGTCTCTCAGGCTGAGACTGGCTTCAAAGCATATAAAACAGCTCATGTTGAGATTAACTTAGTGGGTACTGACAGACCTCAAAGGGTGATAACTGTACAATACACTGGGAGAATTGTTTCAACAGAGGAAGAGATAGTGGTTAAGCATATTGAGATGGCTGCTCTGACTAAAATCTATGAGGTCATTCAGACAGACATATTCAATCAATTAGTGGAGGGTACATATGAAAGTATTATACCAGACAAATGAATTTCAAACACCTATTACAGATGAACTATTAGAGGCATATCCTAAAGAGGTTAGAGATGAGTTCTTTGATGTGATAAACAATGTTGAGTTTATTAAGAGGCTAATCTCACCTAACAGACTAAGAGCTAAAGACTTACCTAGAGATGAATCTGGTAAGATAATTGTAGATGTCATGAATCCTCACATACTTGAGGATATGGACTACTTCAGACAGACAGGTCTGCACTTTCAGAAGTATGGCAGATTCACTGGCTTAAGACCTAATGGTAACCCTAATTCTGAGTACATGAAGTGGCTTAGAATGGAAACACATAGATGCTGGTATGGCATGGTAAGACCAGAAGATGGTGAATGGGTAACAGGTGAGATGTATTTCTACCTTAACTTCATGCCTATGGAGCTTACTGAGAAGATTGAAGGACAGGCTAAGGCTGTAAATAGAAAGACATCTACTCCTAGACCTTGGGAAGGTTCTTATCTATGGTTCCATTATATACATCAAGCCAGATATGGGGGAATGTATGACTGGGAAGGTGGTCATGATGCATTACAGATAGCAACCAGAGGTGCTGGTAAGTCATTCTCATGTGCTTCTATGCTTGCCAGACTATTCATATTAGGTGATAATGAGCACTATAATAAGAAGGTGAACTCCTTCATTATGGCATCTAACAAGGATACTTTGAGTAACAAAGATGGTACTCTTAAGAAGTTTGAAGCATGTATAGATGTATGTGCTGAGCATATGCAGTGGCCTGCTAGCAGACTATACTCATCACTGGATAAGATGGTATGGGAAATGGGATACATTGACCCAGAGACTGGTGTGAAGAAGGGTACTAGGAATGGTACTTATGGTATCACTACTAATGATGATGCAGAGAAGGGTAGAGGTAGTAGAGGGGCTAAAATCATCTATGAAGAGATGGGTAGATTCCCTAAATTCCAGACTGTATGGACTGTAAATGAACCTTCTGTAAGGGATGGTAAGGATGTTTGGGGACAGATGATTGGTATTGGTACTGGTGGTTCTGAGGGCTCAAATTTCTATGGTATCTTGCAGATGATTTATAATCCAAAAGGCTATAATGTATATGCTCTGCCTAACCTGTATGACAAGAACACTAATGGTGAAGGTAAGACTATATTCTTCTTTGGAGCATACCTGAACAGAGGTGGATACTACAATAAAGATGGTGTCTCAGATGTAGTAGCTACTATACTTGATATCCTCAAAGAGAGATATGATGTTAAGTATAACTCTACTGACCCTAACAGACTAACTCAGGTAGTTGCTGAAAGACCTCTGACTATTCAGGAGGCTATTATGAGGAAGGAATCTTCTATGTTCCCAGCTGCTCAGTTGAGTGACAGGAAGAATGAGATTGATGCTAATCCTCATATATTTGATGATGTATATACAGGCAGAATGACTATTAAGAATGGTGTACCTGAGTTTGTACCTTCAGATGTCAATATTATCAGAGAGTTCCCACATAAGGATAATAGACTGGATGGAGGTATAGAGATATATCAGTTGCCTAAGAAGAATAAAGATGGTGTAGTCCCTGCTAACAGGTATATAGCAGGTACTGACCCTGTAGATGATGATGCAGCTAAAGAGTCATTATCACTTCAGTCTACATTTATATTAGACTTATGGACAGATGAAATAGTAGCTGAATATACTGGTAGACCTACCTTTGCAGATGATTACTATGAGCAGTTGAGATTACTGCTTATCTATTATAATGCAAAGGATAACTATGAGAATAATAAGAAGGGTCTGTTTGCCTACTTCAATAGAATGAACTCACTGAGTTTGCTTAGTGACACTATTGGTTATCTTAAGGATAAAGAAGTAGTCAAGATGCCTTCTGTAGGTAATCAGAGTAAGGGTTTTGCAGCTAATAAGTTCATTAATGCCTATGCCAGACTGCTATATAGAAGCTGGCTGTTAGCACCAGTGACTCTGGTGAAGGAGATAGATGGACAGGCTACTGAGATTACCACCACAAGGCTTCATACATTAAAGGCTAGGGCTCTTATACAGGAATCTATTCAATGGGAGTCTATGGGTAATTATGATAGAATATCAGCTATTGGTGCTCTCATGTTATTAAGAGAGTACATGGTTATACAGTATCAGAATGACTTCAGTGAAGAGAGGACTGAGAGAGTGCAGAAGAGCTATCTTGGTAATGACAAGTACTTTGAAAAGAACTATGAAAAGAGGCTTCAGAAGATGCATAGAAGCTACAATCAGTAAATTTAGTAAATAATGTAAGTATGAGTAACTAATTCACTTATGCACTTGTGTAAGTGAATTAATTTACTTACTTTTGCAGTGTTTAATAGAGATGTATGGTAGGAGGAGAGAAGTATATAGTATATCTTCACATTAATAAGGCTAATGGTAAAGTGTATGTAGGAATAACACACTACACTAATCCAGAACTTAGGTGGAGAGGGGGCAGAGAGTATAGGAAGAATGTGGTGTTTACTAGAGCCATATCTAAGTATGGTTGGGAAGGGTTTAGCCATATAATTCTCTTTAGAAACTTACCCAAAGAAGCTGCTTGTAGAATAGAATCTAAACTCATAACCAGATATAGGAAAAGGAACCTCTGTTATAATGTAGCAGATGGTGGGCAGGGAGTATCCTCTATGAACTCTTATATAAGAAGTAAGATAAGTGAATCTTGTAGAGGTAGATTTATTGGAGACTCTAATCCAATGAGGAATCTCACAGATGAGCAGAGAAAGTTTCATTCTGAAAAGATGAAAAGAACTTGGGAAATTAAGAGAAATTTGATTCTTAAGAATCAAAAGGAAGGTTTTAAAAGAGCCAAAATAGAGGGTAGGTATGTAAATAAGAGACCAACCTTAACTGCTGAACAGAAAGATAAAATCTACTCTGCTGTAAGTAAAGCTAGGAGTGTACCAGTATTATGCTTTTCTGAGAATGGAGTATTTATTAGAAGATATAAATCATTGAGCGAAGCTAATATGAGTTTTAATATAGACATAAAAGATTCAAATATATCTAGAGCATGCAGGGACTTTAATAAGACTGCTTATGGATATAGATGGAGATATGATAAGAAAGGGGATAAATATGGATAGTCAATTCGCCAATTTCCCTAGACAGATGTTGCCATTTAGTCAGAAGACTAAGAAGTGGAGAAAGAACTGTGTTCTATGGGCTAATAATAAGACATTCTTTAATTATAGTCTTGTCAGAAAGTCTGTTATCCATAAGCAGATTAACTACAATCTCCTTAGAGGAAAGCTTAATATGCAGGATATGCAACTAGTATTGAATCCTGATGACTTAGAGGCAGGATATATACCAGATAGAATACAGCACTATCCTATAATGAATAGTAAGCTGAATGTACTAAGAGGTGAAGAGTCAAAGAGAGTCTTTGACTTCAGAGTAGTTGTAACTAACCCTCTTGCCATCTCTGAAATTGAGAATAACAAGAAGGCAGAGTTATTACAGAGGCTACAGGAAACTATTAGTGATACAGCTCAAAGTGAAGATGAGTTCAATCAGGAATTAGAGAAGATCAATGACTACTATACATATGAGTGGCAGGACCTTAAAGAGATAAGAGCTAATGCTCTGCTTAATCACTACATCAAGGAATATAACATTCCACTGCTGTTTAATGATGGTTTCATGGATGCTATGACTGTAGGTGAAGAACTGTACCAGTGTGATATAGTAGGAGGTGAACCTGTTATTGACAGATTGAATCCACTAAAGGTGAGAATCTTTAAGTCTGGCTATAGTAACAAGGCTGAAGATGCAGACATTATCATACTTGAAGATTACTGGTCTCCTGGCAAAGTTATTGATAGCTACTATGATGTACTGACTAAGAAAGACATTGAATATATAGAGTCTCTGCCTGATCATATAGGTCAGAACACAGTAGACAGTATGGGTAATATAGATGAGAGATATGGCTTTGTGAATGCCAGCATGATTGGTGATGAGATTACTACTTCTGATGGCTTCTACTTTGACCCTGCTAATCTATTCCCAGATAGTGTAGGTTATTCACTACTGCCTTATGACTTAGCTGGTAACTTAAGAGTACTTAGGATATACTGGAAGTCAAAGAGAAAGATTAAGAAGGTTAAGTCTTATAATCCTGAGACAGGTGAAGAAGAGTTTAACTTCTATCCTGAAGACTATACTATAGATGTAACTAAGGGTGAAGAGGAGTACTCTATGTGGATTAATGAAGCATGGGAAGGTACTATGATTGGTAATGAGATATTTGTTAATATGAGACCAAGACTAGTACAGTATAACAGACTCTCAAACCCATCAAGATGTCACTTTGGTATAGTAGGTTCAGTGTATAACCTTAATCAAGGCAGACCCTTCTCATTAGTAGATATGATGAAGCCTTACAACTATCTGTATGATGTGATTCATGACAGGCTGAATAAGGCTATAGCTAATAACTGGGGCTCACTTGTAAGACTGGACTTAGCTAAGGTTCCATCTACTTGGGATGTTGATAAATGGATGTACTATGCTAAAGTTAATCACATCTTAGTTGAGGACTCCTTTAAAGAAGGTAACTATGGTGCAGCTGCTGGTAAACTAGCTGGAGCTATGAATAATGCTTCTTCTGGTGGTATTTCACTGGACCAAGGTAACTACATACAGCAGTTGACTAACCTGTTAGAATTCATCAAGATGGAGATGGCTGAGGTTGCAGGCATCACTAAGCAAAGAGAAGGTCAAATATCTAACAGAGAGACAGTAGGTGGTGTTGAGAGAGCTACTTTACAGTCTAGTCATATCACTGAATGGCTATTTATACAGCATGAGGATGTCAAGAAGAGAGTTCTTGAATGCTTCTTGGAGACAGCTAAGATTGCCCTTAAAGGAAGAAGCAAGAAGTTCCAATACATCCTGTCAGATACATCTACCAGAATCATGGAAATAGATGGGGATGAGTTCTCAGAGGCTGATTATGGGTTAGTAGTAGATAATAGTAATGGCACTCAAGAACTAAATAGTAAGCTTGATACATTAGCACAAGCTGCTCTACAGACTCAGACTCTTTCATTCTCTACTATTACTAAGCTGTATACTTCTTCTTCACTTGCTGAAAAGCAGAGACTGATTGAGAAGGATGAACAGCAGATTAGAGAGAGACAGCAACAAGTTCAGCAAGAGCAGTTAGAGGCTCAACAGAACATAGCTCAGATGCAGGCACAACAGAAGCAGGAAGAGTTACAACAGAAGGAGCAGGCTAATATCAGAGATAATGAAACTAAGATCATTGTAGCTCAGATGGGTAAATATGCTGGTGAAGAGACTAGTGAGGACATAGAGTTTAGTGAGGAAGCTAAAGCTAATCTGCTTGAGAAGATAAGAGAGTTTGACCTGAAGCTTAACTTAGATAAGCAGAAGCTGAAACTGGATAAGGAGAAGGTTAGAACTGATGCAAGACTCAAAGAGAAACAGATAAATAAGAAACCAAGTAATACTAAATAATATGAAGAGATTTAATGGTATAATTGAATCAGAATTTGCCCCAGCATCAAAGAATGATATGTGGTTATTCAAAGGCTCATTAAAGTACTTTGGACCTAGTGGTTGGGCTGACATTCAAGCAGCTATTGAAGGCTCAGTAGATTGGGATGATATAACTAATAAACCAAACTTTGCTACAGTAGCTACAAGTGGAAGTTATAATGACTTATCAGACAAACCTACTATACCTCCAGCTTACACTCTTCCTGCTGCAACTATAAGTACAATAGGCGGTGTAAAACAAGCTACTAATGTAGGTAATTTAGCTACTGGAGCTGAACTTGCAACAGTGGTTACTAAGGTAAATGCAATTCTGTCTGCATTAAAGGTGGCAGATATAATGGTTAAGGATTAAACTAAATACTATGTTTTTTACACAAGAAGATTATAGAAAAATAGAGAAGTGGCTTCTTTCAAATAGTATTAAAGATACAGAATTTGTAGAAGCCTCAGCTCCTCTGCAAGGTAATGAAACTTTAGCATTTGTACAAACAGGAAAGCATGTTAAAGTGGCCTTGAAATATTTGATAGACCAGATATTCTTACTTGGAGTATCAGACTTTCTTAATATTTCAGATAAATACAAAGAGAATTATATTTCTTTAAACCAAGCTATAGCTCTTGTACCTAATAAGAGCAGAAAGATAGGACAAGTTATTACCTTCTTAAATCAAGAAGGGGTCTGGAAAATACATCAATTTCAAGGAACTAAAGTAAATCAGTGGAATAACACTACATTATGGATAGATTTAATTCAGCAAATTCAAGGGTTAGATATTATAGATAGTGAAGATATTATTTCTAAAATAAGTACAACAAATCAAACATCTCTTCTTTTAGCAGATAAGTCATATAATCCTGATGATTTCTCAGGATTAGGAAGAGTGTATTTAAGAAAAAACATGCAGAAGGTAATTAATCCTAATACTGGCATGTCTTATACTACCAACTTGCTTACTCAAGCAATGGTAAGTAAAGAGAATACTATATATATTATACAGCATGATTATAGTTTAAATTATCAAACTCTTAATATCCCAAATAACTCAGTATTAGTGTTTAATGGAGGGTCTATAGATAATGGGACTCTTAATTGCAATTCTACTATTATTGTAGGTAAATTTATAGGAAATAGCTCCCTTACAGGAACTTATACTTATCAAGATGCACAAGCTGATGAGGAGGATATAACTCAGAATCAATCATCTGTATTAAAGTTTAAGGATAAAGTATATGATGAAGCTAACTTTAGTGGGAAAGGTCATAAGATACTCAGAAAGAATATTCAAACAATAGATGGAGAAAGAAAAAATGTCTTGACACAAGACATGATTAATGAGCCTAATACTGTATATGAGATTAAGTATGATTTTGATTTAAATAATACCGAGTTTGTTATCCCGGCTAATTGTATTCTTAAATTTAATCAGGGTAGTTTAAAAAATGGTACAATAAAAGGAGATAATACCTTATTAAAATGTGATATAGCAAATCTTATTAATATAAAATTGGAAGGAATATTTTCTAATGACATATATAAATTGAGTTGGTTTACTGATAACTCTTCTGATGATATTAATACATTAGCATTACAAAATATAGTAGACAACCAAACAATTGCATATATATGTATTGATATTTCTCTTAATTTAACGAGACCAATTGAAATAAATCATCATAGCCTAACTCTTACAGGATTAGTAAGAGGAAGTAGATCAACAATCTCGGTATCTAACACTTTTACACCTGTAAGTATAGAGTCTGAAAATATATCATCATTTTTTTATCTCAAACGCCATCTAAACTATATAAATATTAATAATATTATATTTAATGGTAAATTTAAGGTAGACTTTGCTTTTTCGGCTAATAACGCAGCTTATGGTACTACTAATTACGCAAAACTTTCGTGGTCAAAATTTAATTGTCTTGAATGTCGTAACTTTTTAAGAGCTGCTATTAGAGTACATAGTTGTGAGCAAATCATGATAGAAAATTCCAGATTTCAAGATAATAATTGTGCAATATATATTAGTAGAACTAATTTTGATTATACTAATATACTAAATATAAAAGGAAGCTCAAAATTTCCTGATAATATCATATATGTAAAAGGATGTTATATTCAGCGTAATAATTATGGAATAATTACATCCTTCGGAACAGATTTCACAGTGCAACAATGTACATTTGGACAAAGTAGTACTTATGATATTTTTGTATTTAACGGGATTTCTTTCAATTATATTAATTCTTATAGTGAAGGAGCTGGAAATACCAGAAACTGGATAGATAAAAGCGGAATAACCATCCACCGAGACCCAGAGAATATAAATACTATGGTTCCACAATTAGCAAATAATCATACAGATTTTAGTGGAGAAATGGTCGGGTGGGGCCTGATAAAAGATAATTTATATAATAGAAATGAGAATAATAAATGTATTAGACCTACAGCATTTATAAAGGCAGAAGTAGTAAGTATTTCTGATGTATTTATATCTCTTTATGACTCAAGAAATATTATAGCTAATAATGAAGTGGATTTATCTATAAATGATAAAATAGGAATTGATACGATATTCCATATTGAAGACTCAGAATTTAGGAATAGTACAACTGTTAAGGGTATAAGTATATATGACCAAAGGGGAAATAATCTTCTCCCAAGATATCTTGTAACCTCATTCGGAAATGTGAATTGTAATTTTATAAATATACCAGGACAATATTCAGATATTGACTTCTACACAAATTTGAGACAAACATTTAATACTGGTTCTAGTAGTGTTAATATTATATCATGTTTTCCGGCAAAAAAACATCCAAGTGTAGATGTTATAGTTGGTGATGATATATGCAATGCTGCGGATGTCTTTACAAGAAGTTCTCATATTGAGGGAGTACAATTCTATAAATATAATGAGGGGGAAAATAATTCTGTTTTCCATGGATTTAGGTTTAATAAGGAGGATTTCCAGAAATCTTTTATAGTGAATTTATATGTAAAGAAGGAAGAGGGATATGCTGGCGGATTTATAAGAGTGTATGCAGGAAATAATATTTCAGACAAACATGCTCTGTCTTATTTAAATTTGAATAACTTTGTTTTTGATAGTATTAAGCTATTAAATGTACTGGTAAGTTATTCTGATATAAAGTCAAGTGATAAATATATATATTTTGAAGTACAGCCACCTGTAAGCGGAAATGCACAGACTTTTTCATTTACTATACCCAGTATTGATTACCTATACAACCCTACTATATATAGAAGTGAAATAGATGAACAAAGATATTTTAATATAGGTAAAACTGAACACCGACCCAGTGATAGAGGCATTGGAACTCAATTTTATGATACAACATTAAAAAAGTATATAGTATGGAATGGCACACAATGGACTAATATGGATGGGACAGCTTTAGCTTAATATTTATAAAATATGAAAGATATACAACAACTAATTAAGAAGAATAGTCAAGAGGGAAGGTATGAAGATATTTTCCCTAAGACTTTTATAGATGCAGTGGAGGATAGAGAGTCTGGTAATAATTTAAATGAAATATTATCAGGATTTAACATGTACTTTCTATCTTATAATGGAAGTAGAGAACTAACTAGGTTACAAGTTCCTTTATCTCTCAGAAAGACTGGATTATGGATTACTTATGTTTTATATGATAAAACTGTAGTAACTGAATGGTATGCTGGGGAAGCTATAGATGATGATTCTTGGAAGAGTCCCGATAATTGGAGAGGAGGGACTAATATGCTTGTAGGAGACATTAGTATATCTTCTGATGGATATTGGGTGGTAAATGGAGTAATAACTACTGCCAAAGCTCAAGGAGAACAAGGTATTACTCCTATGTTAAGAGTGGGAAGTAATAATCATTTGCAGGTATCTTACACAAATGGTAGTTCTTGGGTAGATGTTTCTACTAATCCTGTTTATACACAGTTTAGAATCAACAACAACAAACTTGAACAATCAGTAGACTTAGGTGCTACATGGATAGTTGTCTCTGATGAATTAGCTTATAAATTTAGAGAGTTTGGTAATAAGATTCAAATGTCAAAAGACCTTGGGAATACATGGGAAGACGTATCCTCTAATCCTGTGTTTACTCAGTTTAGAGTAAGTAATAACAAGTTACAGCAATCTACAGACTTAGGTGAATCTTGGAGTAATATTTCAGAAGAGTTAGCTTACCAATTTAGAAACTCAGGAAATAAGCTTCAAGTATCTAAAGACTTAGGAGTTACTTGGGAAGATACTTCTGATTATATTGCAGCATGGTTTAGGTTTACTGGTACTTCTGAAAGTAGTCAAGCTGATAATATAGGTAAGATACAGATTAGTAGAGATAATGGTACTACATGGTCTGATTTAAGTGGAGAATTTACTAATAGTTTACATATTAAAGGATATGTAGCTACTGTAAGTGCTCTCCCTTCTACTGCTATTCAAGGAGATATTTATGGTGTTGGTCCTACTTATGACCCAAGTGATACTGAACAAACTAATCCTATTTACCAGTTATATGTTAAAGATAGTACTGGATGGGTTAATAATGGTAGATTTACTTCTATTAGTGCTGGGATAGTACAAGAGTTAGGTAATAGTGAAACTGCTGTAATGAGTCAAGCGGCTACTACTAAAGCTATTCATGAGATACTTTATGATGTTAGTTCTCACAATGATGGTGCAGTTTTTGAGTCTCTTTCAGCTCTGTTAGGTAGTGCTAATTTATCTACTCTTATTCCTACATCAGTTCGCAGAGGAGGTATGAGTATTCGTTTTGTACAGAGTTCTGACAATAAGTATGTACAAGCACGTTTGATGGCTCAGAACTTTACTACTGATATTACTCAGTGGCAAGGCGTAGATGATGAACCTACTGCCGGAAGTCAGAATTTGATTACGAGTGGCGGAGTAGCAGGTAAATTTGAAAAAGTAGAACAATATTTAGAACCAATCATTACTTTTGAAGATTTGCCAAGAAGAGGAGGTTTCTTAACGATTAATGGAAGTATGGTAAATATAACTACGTGTTCACATATTATTATTTCCATAAAACCAAATGATATTATAACTGTTCAAAAAGGGCAAAATAATGGTTTTCTTTGTTTTTTAAAGAATTATGTTGCTGTAACAAGTGCTACTGATTATAATGCATATATTTGTAATGGTGCTTCAAGACAGGAATTTAATAATTTAAAAACATATATTGCACCATCTGATGCCAAATTTTTATATGTTGCAACTAATAACGAAGGTGTAGATGTTTCTCCATCAATATTAAAAGTAAATAATATTGACTACATTGATGGATTATATAATCAAGTTTCGTCTATACAAAAAGATGTTGATGAAAACACAAAAAATACTATAATTCTATCTAATGATAAAATTTTTAATTCTATAGTAAGAGAATTATATTTTTTAGGTATTTCTTATACGGAAATAAAATACTATTCTATATCTGTAGCATCGTCAGTATATTCATTACATTTACAAAATGAAAATCATAAAAATATAATTAATATTTCAATTACAAATAATAAAATATTATATACCTCTATAGTAGCGCAAGTTCCAATAGGAAATCTAATTGAATGTTATGCTATAATTAATACCGATAAATTACAAGTTATTCAAGATACTGAAATAGTTTTGTATTCTGGAAATAATTTATACAATTCTCCAGGTATTTTATCAAAATTACTAATAGACAATGAGGATTCTCTTAGAAAAATTGATTTATCTAATAACTCAGTTGGATATGTAAATGCTAATGGAACCATAACAAATCACGCAAATAGCCGTCATTGTGCATCAGTACCCATTAAGAAAGGAGATTTAGTTAGGGTTCATGCGACAGAAACAAATGGTGCTTATGTAATTAGTTATTGCGATGAAGAACAGTCTACCTTTGACC